TTATAATCCCATTTCCCGCAATGTGATAGCTGAGCTGCTATCGAGTCGCGAGATACCCACCTCTTACGAATCTTCGTAAGTGGTCGCTGCATTATACCGTGGGTCCAAGGTATACCTTGGCCGGGGTCTTCAGTAAAGAACTGAAGCAATGCAGTGTCGTCATTGGTCGGCAGTCTCCGTTGCGACGACTGAGTCGTCAAAACAAAGACTTCGTACCGCTGTAGGTCGCTATTCCATCTCTCGCGAAGAGAGGGATTAGAAACTTCCAGCCGGCACTTCAGACCAAAGACACCAGAGTGTTGAGCTACGGTAGGCACAAGCCTAGGTAGTGTCGACGCCAGATATCCAGAGGCATTGAGCAAGAACTTTTGGTAGAAGTTATTGCTTGTCTCTGTAACGCTGGCTAACGACTCTGGTCCGCCATCGTAGAAAGTCTTCCAATACGCAGGTGTCACAGTGACACCACGAAAGGAATCAACGCCACATGACTCTCTGAAGTTTCCACTCCAGAAAGACTTGTTTTCGTTGACCTTGAAATGCAGTATCTCAAGGGTTTCTACGAACAGCTCCCGACTGTCAACGGGGATGACAACGTCATCACCGTAGACGGCTACCTCCCCAGCTAGAGAATCTATGCTCTTCTGGCACCACTTTAGTCCACGACTTACCAAAGTCGCAGCCATTGCGATGCTGAAGAACAGTAGAGACTCTACGGGAAAGGTACAGGCGTTACCCATAGTTGAGAACTTTCTCAGCTGAATAGAACTTGGCACTTTTGGTGTCAGTTTCTGTTCAACCCTAGGGGTACGAGACGCGCGAAGGCACCTTAACAATTTCGGATTACTCCGAAAAAGTTGCCCTACCGCGTGACAGGTCACTCGATCGCTAGCAGCCGATAAATCGACTGTAGCTAACGAGCCATCCATCGCACCAGCGATGCACAAGCGCTGATTAAGACTCTGGTCGTCGAAACGAACAAAGTCATTAATCCACGTTTTTGCGCATCGCTCAGAGAAGTAGTGGGCCAAATTTTGTTGGCACCACATCTGCTCGCTCGGTTCCGCGGCAATAAGCCGCGGCTTCGAGTAGGACTTTGGAACAGCAACCATTCGACTCGTAGGTTCTTGCGAACCAATACCGTGTCGACCGTTTGCTCTGTCTGCCCAACTCGCATAACTATGGAAACCATAGTCGGCGATTGGGAACTCGCTTTCCAGAGAATCCGACCAGTTCTTCCAATAATACTTATTGGAGGGACCAACGGTCTCTGAAACAGCGCCTGGTCCGTGCCTGAAGCTCCATAACCCCGGATCGTAAGATCCGAGGCTAGAGGTAACTGCACTCGACATGAAGTCAAGTGCAGCCAGGACGATTGTGAGTTGCCCACGCTTATGCGTAGGCAGAGCGTCAACTCTGGTCGCATAGAGGGCCGAGGTACTATATCCATAGTACTGAGGTTCCTTTCTGTTCTCAGGGTTGGTGGGCTCCGACTTCCAGAACTCATCGAGTTCTGGTAACGACTCATCAACTTTGACAAATTCGAGAACTTCGTTCTCAACTTTGTCATCGCTAAGTGGGAAGCTAGCTTTCTTCGCAGCAAAAAGAATTTGCCGCAAAAAGTAGACGGCTTCCGTACTAGCATCGTCCTTCAGGCGACCTGTCTCGTGAAAAACCAATAGGTAGAGTCCCCGAAGAAACTTCGGGATCACTACCCTACCAGAAAACCTCTTTGTCAGAGGTAATCCTGATAGATTGTATTGGCCGCCGGCAAGACACCTATCCAGGTGCTTGCCAACTGCAGGGAGGTCTTCAAGATAAACCTGAAGACCCCTATGCTCCACGAGACTCAGGAGACGGGTGAGATCTCTC